ATTATAAATTTAGTTATGAACATGAAGTATTTGGCAAAAGTGAAATTTTAGTAACTACAAAATTTGGATTTCAAATTGCTGAACATTACGCACAAAATAACATGCGTTGGGATAATGCAAGTAATTTAAAATATTTAGGTAAAACTAAAGTAGAAGAAACAGGATCGAGTTTTCTAGACAAAGCTTTAGAATCCGTACTCGTATCCATATTATAAAGGGGGAATTAAATGTCATTACAAATAATTTATGATGATATCCAAAATATAAAAGCAGTAGCAAATGCTTTAACTGAAACTATGAATGCATTGCATGATTTAGTACAAAGTCAACAAAAGTTAATTGAAATAAATATGAATGAAATTAACATTTTGAGAAATGCGGAACAATGAAAAAATTAATTGATTTAATCTATTGTAAAATTGAATCATATTTCTGTTGGCATGGTTGGTATTCCAAATGGCAAAATGGAATTTACGGAGAATTTTACGAAAGTAGTTCAACTTGTTGGATTTGTAATACAAAAAGAGGCAATCTTTATATGTATTTTTATGAAAAGTTTGAATATTTATCAGAGGCAAGATAATGAGTAAAAAATGTGAAAAAATTATAAAACAATTACAAAATAGACAAATATTGAGTGAAAAATTATATAAGCTAACTTATAATCCACCTAATAATATCAAAAAAATTAGTGGTGCAGAGCCAATGGATAATCAAAGTTGGGAAATAGGTTTTTATGAGGGATTGCAATATGCAATAGATAAGTTTGGTAATAATGAGTAAAAAATTTGAAAAAATAGAAATGGTTGTTAGTTTAGAAACTTATTCTGATAATCCGCAACAATATACTTTTTCTGCTTTAGATATTATTGTAGAAAGTTTAGAAAAAGAAATGGATGTTGAAATAATTAGTTTTGAACAACCAATAGAAATGAAGCTTGTAGAAATTAAAAATGATAATAAATAATTTATTATTTTTTATTAAAAATATAATATTTAATAATTATCAAACACCAAAACAAATAAGGCATTTTGATTGTATTTTATGTTTTAAACATTTTGTTTATCCATTTACAAGTAAAGATTATTTGGTATGTAATAAATGCTTCAAAACTTTAAAATAAAGGGGAAATTGTGGGAATAATAACAAGATGGGAAGATAATTGTCCAATAGGTCATGCAGTATTTATAAGTGATTGTTTGGAATGTTATAAAAAACACATTGGCATTAAAGAATTACAAATAGAAAAATTACGTAATAAAATACCAAATTTGCCTAAAGATAAATATAAAATAGGAGAACATACATTTAATGACTAAATTGCAATTAATAACTGACGATAAAAAAGTATCGATCGACATAACAATTGATTTAAAAATTAGTAATCAAAAAGGGATTATGAATTTTGTAAAAGATTTAACCGATCTCATTTTGGAAAATTCTAAAAATGTACCAGAATTTGAAAGATATTCTATAATAAGAGTAAATACTTTTAAATATTTTTAAATACATATAGTACCCCCTATATGAAACGCACAGAAAAACCTAAGTGGAACTAGCAATAGCGAAACTTGGGTTTTTCTAATTGTGTTTGTGTGGACTTGTTAAGCTTTGCAATTTGAACGTGGTAAAAACCATCCTAGCGTAGTAAAAATACCAATAAATACAATGTTTTTTATTAGTGACTATAATAAACTGAGAACACAATGGAAAATAAACCATATAAATTAGATGAAGAATTAGCTGATAATTTAGTTAATGCAATTAAATTAGGTAGTTATATTGAGCATGCTTGTGCTTATGCAGGAATAAATAGCTCAACATATCGTAGATGGCGACAAAATGCCGAAAAAGAAATTGAACCATATAAAAGTTTATTTGAAAGAATATATCAAGCCGAAGCAGAAGCTGTTATGAGGCGCTTAGGTAGAATTGAAAAAGCGGCTGCCGATGGAAATTGGCAAGCAGATGGGTGGTTTTTGGAACGTAAATACCCAGATAAATTTGGTAAAAGGGATAAAATAACGTTGCAAACAGACCCAAATGAGCCAGTTTTAATTAATTTAAATTGGGCGGATGGAACGCCAATAAATAGAAATATAATAGATTCAGAAGAAGCCGAAGTAGAAGAAGAATAAATGGCTACTGAATGGTATCAATTTAAAGCAAAAGACTTTAATTTATTACTTCCAATGATGTATGAACGCAAATATCAAACTATAATTAATGGTATTGTGTTAGAAAATAAGCGAAATGCACGACATAAAAAAGAAGAATAAATATAGAAATTCTAAAGATAATAAAGATTATTGGAAAGGATACTTAAAAGCAAAACCGAACACCAACAGTTGCATATTTTGTGCGATTGATTTAACAAATATAAAATGCAACTTAGCTTGCAATAATTGTTGGAAAGAAAGAGGTTTATAATGAGTACAGAAACATTTTTATTGGTAATAATAATTTTAATTGTCAATTATATTGCTATAAAACTCAAAGATAAATAATGGAAACAAACATACACAACACACAAATAGAAAAAAAGTATGAAGTAAATTTGCCAGATTTACATGATGGACAAATGTTAGTGGCACAATCAGATTCAAGATTTAAAGTTTTAAGTGCAGGTAGGCGTTGGGGGAAAACTAAATTAGGTGTTTGGTTGTGTTTAGAACAAGCATGGCAAGGGGGTAGAGCATGGTGGGTGGCACCAACTTATGCAATGGCTTTAGAGGGTTGGAAAGATTTAAGGAATATTGGTATTGAATATGGAACAGTTGTTAAAGAAGCAGAAAAAACTATTATTACTCCAACAGGTGGAATGGTATCTATCCGATCAGCAGATAATCCAGATAGATTAAGAGGCGCTGGTTTGGATTTTGTAGTTTTAGACGAATGTGCTTTTATGAAACCGAACGTGTGGGCAGAAGTTATTAGACCTACATTAACGGAAAGACAAGGTGGGGCATTATTTATTAGCACTCCTAAAGGTTTTAATTGGTTTGAAGATTTATTTCATAAAGCAGAAACTTTACCAGATTGGGAAAGGTGGCAATTACCAACTATATCTAATCCTTTCGTACCACCTAAAGAATTAGAAATAGCTAAAGAAGAAATAGGATCGTATTTATATAGTCAAGAATATGAAGCTAAGTTTGTTGAACTATCTGGAGGCATGTTTAAAAAAGAATGGATTAAATATTTTGATTTAAAAGAATATACAGAATTTAATGAACAAGGTAATTATGAAAATTATGAATATGCTTTATACGAAAATAATAGAATTAAGACAAGTGCAATTAGAAAAATAGCAACAGTAGATTTAGCAACAAGCACTAAAGAACAAGCAGATTATACGGTTGTTTGTATTATTGGCATTACGCCAGAAAATAAAATATTAGTTTATGAAATAGTTAGAAAAAGAATTGAAGCTCCAGATTTAATACCATTGTTACAAAATAAATTTAACGAATATGAATTAGATTATGTTGGAATAGAAAAAGCAGGTTATCAATTAGCTATGGTGCAATTAGCACAACGTGCTGGATTACCTGTAAGAGAATTAAAAGCAGATAGAGATAAAGTATCTAGAGCTATGCCTTTAAGCGCAAAATTAGAAAATGGGTCTGTTTATTTTAAAAGAAATGCTTTATGGTTAGATGAATTACAAAGAGAATTATTGCAATTTCCAGATGGAGAACATGATGACCAAGTTGACGCATTAGCTTATGGTATTTTAGAAACAATAAGGAAAAAAGAATATAGGGCTTATTAGAAAATTGCGAGTTATTCGCTAATATGGTATAAGCATATCTATTAAATTGGAACAATGACCGCAACTATTTGTGTGTTCGGTTGCGGTCTAGTTCCAGAAAGGTAACAATGGCACAAGACAGAAGAAGATTCAGAGATATAGTTTTTGGTAATCGTAATGAAAAAAGATATAATTTTTTTGCGGATGATTATCCAATTAATAACAGCACATTTGCACAAGGTTATAATACCGAAGCAGGAATGTGGGATGTAAAAAATTTAGGCAATGGTGGACATAATTCAGCTGTTGTTGCATGTTTAAATGTTTTAGGACGTTCATTTGCAGAAGCAAAATTAATTGTTAACACAAAAGACGAAAATGGAGGAATGGAATATGTTCCTAATCATCCTTTAGAAGATTTATTTAAAAAACCTAATAAATATATGTCTGGAGATTTAATAAGTTTTTATATTATTAA